TATGAATCATGAAACCGTCGAAAGCATCTCGAAAAGACAAAAACCCTTTACAGTTGATTACACTGGTTTCGGTTGGGTAATGATTAAGAAGGGCGTTTTTGAAACTCTTGAGTATCCTTGGTTTGCTCCTAAGATGCAAGTCTTTGAATCTGGTAATGTTCAAGATATGTGTGGCGAGGATGTCTCGTTCTGTCTTGATGCAAAAGAAAACGGAGATGAAATCTGGTGCGATCCTCGGATTAGAGTAGGCCACGAAAAAACTCGCATCATTTAAAATGGGCGTTTTTGGTAGTAAACATCCAGACTTTTCTATGAAAACCGACGATCAACTTTGGTATGAAATATCAGAGAATCTCTCCGAACTTTCTCGGAGAGAAAAAGTTCAATTTACAGTGAGAGCGGATCCAGAAACCGTTAAACAAAAACTCAAAGAGTTAAATTTATTATGATCTATGCTATTCTTAGTGTCTTATTGATTGCTTGCATTATTACTGTATACTTTATGTTTAAATACAACCCTCATACTTAAGGATTATTATGACTGAACAATTAACCTATGATGAAGATATTATCACTTTTGCTAGTGAAGAACCGCTAAGTGGTGGAACGGATCCAGAACGTGGTAATAATGGATTTGATTTTGTTGATACTCTTGATGGAGTTGATACTATTTCCCTTTCTTAATGAATTATGGCAGTAAAAACTAAACAAGGTGCATGGGGTGCTGCAGTTTATGTAGATTCTATCCCCAAAAAGACCCGTCAAGGAAATGGTAAACATACAAAATATGCTGCTTCCTCTCGAAATGGGCGAAAAAAACCATATCGAGGTCAAGGAAGATAATTAAAAGGCGTTTTTACGCCTTTTTTTAATGTGTAAATATAAAAAAGAAGAAATTTTGGAAAAATGAACGATTTTCTAGACAACTTAGCCAATGATCAACACCAAAAAATGCTTCGTGAGATTGCAAATGACAACATAACACCTAAAAAACGCGATACTTTAGTCCAAAATGACGTTTATGAACGTAAAAATGACGAATTTGAAGATGATGATCTTGATTATGACACTGATGCCATCCCTCTAGCTGAGTTTTAGTTAAAAAGACTTAATAAATAACTTATAATTATAACATTTTTATATTTTCATGCCTGTAGAGCGTATAAGCAGGGGTTTTAAAGACATTAGTTCCTCATTTAAGGTTAATCCTTTAAGTGAGGACCTTATTGCCATCAAAAATGAGACTGCTATTGCCCGTTCTATACGCAATTTAATCCTTACTCAACAAGGAGAGCGATTTTTTAACCCAATTTTAGGGTCACAAGTCAATGGACTCCTTTTTGAAAACATTAATGGGTTAACAGCATCTGATATTGAAGACCAAATTCGGATAACTATTGAGAATTTTGAACCTAGAGTAGAATTAACAGAGGTTATTGTTGCTCCAGACCATTCTAATGATTGTGAATTTAATGTAACTATAGAATATGAAATAGTTGGCATTGATGTATTACCTCAAGAACTATCATTTGCATTACAATCGACAAGATAAATGGCATTAGTAAATTTCGCAAACTTAGATTTTGATCAAATAAAGGTTTCGATCAAAGATTATCTTCGATCAAACTCAAATTTCACAGATTATGACTTTGAAGGGTCGAACCTTTCATCGATTATTGATATTTTGGCATATAATACCTATATTTCTTCATATAATACCAATATGGTAACAAATGAAGTGTTTATTGATAGTGCAACAATAAGAGAAAACGTTGTTTCACTAGCAAGAAACGTTGGATATATCCCAAGACCGCGAAAAGCAGCTAGAGCTACGATATCTTTTAATGTTGACACCACAAATTTCACTAATGCACCTGCTTCTTTGATATTAAAGGCAGGAGTTGTGTGTACAACCTCTACATTTGGTGGTCAAAGTTATTCATTTTCAATTCCTTCTGATATTACTGTTCCTGTAGTCAATAATTTAGCACAATTTACTGATATTGAGGTTTATGAGGGAGCAAGAATTTCTCAAAGCTTTACAGTTAACGCATTTGAGCCTAATCAGAGATTTATTCTTGATAATGCAGGAATTGACACCAATTTAATAAGAGTTACGGTTAGAAGTAACAGTAGTGCTACAGCAGGGACCAAATATTACCTTGCAGACAGTCTTTTTGATGTTAAAGGCGATTCTCATGTTTACTTTATTCAAGAAATTGAAGATGAGCGTTATGAATTGATTTTTGGTGATGGTATTTTTGGTAAAAAACTTGAACAACCCCAATATATCACCGCAGAATATACAGTTTCTAGTGGTAAAGACGCAAACAACCTTTTTAACTTCATATATGCCGGAACAATACAAGATGAAGTTGATAGAAGCGTCACAAGTGGTATTTCTTTAATTACAACGACACAAACTTCACATTCTGGAGAAGATATTGAAAGTATTGAGTCAATTAAGAAATATGGGACTAGAATTTATGCTTCACGAAATAGAGCAGTAACTGCTGCTGACTATGAAGCACTTATTCCGACTGTTTATCCTGAAACTGAGTCTGTTTCAGCTTATGGTGGAGAATCACTTAACCCACCTCAATTTGGAAAAGTTTTTGTTAGCATTAAACCTTATAATGATAGATATCTTTCTAATTTAATTAAAGATAACATTAAAAGGAAATTATTAAAGTATACTGTGGCAGGTATTGTTCCTGAAATAGTTGATTTAAAATATTTGTATGTAGAAACTACTTCAAATGTTTATTATAACCCAAATTTAGCACCTTCTTCAAATACGGTAAAAACTCTAGTTTCTTCTAATATTAATACATATGCTGATTCAACTGAATTGAATAAGTTTGGTGCAAGATTTAAATATAGTCAATTTGGAACTATAGTAGATGAAAGTCATCAATCTATTACTTCTAATATTACCACAGTTATAATGAGAAGAGATTTGAGAGCAGTATTGAATACCTTTGCAGATTATGAAATATGTTATGGTAATAGATTCCATATTTCAGATTCTAATGGATACAATATCAAATCTTCTGGATTTGTTGTAAGTGGTATTAGTGGTACTGTTTATTTGACTGACATTCCAATTGATAGTAATACTGGGGTTATTAATCTCTTTAAATTAGATTCTCCAACTCAACCACAAATTGTTCGACGAAATGTTGGAACAATTGATTATATAAAAGGAGAAATTGTATTAAATCCTATTAATATAATTTCAACCAGTATTGATAAAGGAACTCCACTTATTGAAATAGAAGCAGTTCCGTATTCTAATGATGTTATTGGATTACAGGATCTTTATTTGCAACTAGATACTAATAGGGTATCGATTAATATGTGGCCTGATGAAATTGCATCTGGAGCAGAAGTATCAGGAACTAATCATCAAGTATCATCAAGCTATTCAAACGGAGTCTTTGTAAGATAAGATATGTCAGAAACTAGAGTTAAAATTCAATCTATTGTTGAGAATCAACTCCCTGATTTTGTTGCAGAGGAAAATCCTCTTTTAGTAGAATTTTTAAAACAATATTATATTTCTCAAGAGTATCCTAGTGGAACTACGGATCTTGTAGCAAATCTTGACAAATATCTTAAACTTGATGAGATTTTTAAATCTGCTCATACTTGTCTTTTACAATCTGATGTTGATTATGGTGATACGACTATTAACGTTAGTACTTCTTATGGAAAAGATGGTGAAATTTTAACAGGAACAAAAGGATTTCCTGATAGATATGGAATTATTAAAATTAATGATGAGATAATCACATATACTGGAAAAACAGAGACTTCATTTACTGGATGTATAAGAGGATTTAGTGGTGTAACTGGATATTCTAAACCAAATAGCCCAGAAGAACTTATTTTCTCTACTTCTAAAGTTCAACAGCATATATTAGAAACTTATTCTTCTTTTGATGCTCCTGTAGGTCCGATTGTTTATAATTTAAGTGGTTTATTTTTTACTGAATTTTTAAAGAAATTAAAACAACAATTTATTCCTGGATTTGCCGATAGAAATTTAGATTCTGATTTAAACGAAAATCTTTTTATTAAGCAGTCTAAAGATTTCTATTCTTCAAAAGGAACAGATCGTTCTTTTGAAATTTTATTTGGTGCATTATATGGTGAGACTGTAGAGGTTGTTAAACCAAGAGATTATTTGTTTAGACCTTCTGATGCTGGTTGGAGACGGACTAAAGATCTAGTAGTTGAAGCTATTAGTGGAGATCCATTAGATCTTTTAAACAATACATTATATCAAGATGCAGACGCAAATTATGACATTACAGAAGCATATGCAGCGGTTACTGATGTAGAAAAAATTGCTATAGGTGCAACTGTATATTACAAATTAAGTTTTGATGCTGATTATAATAAAGATCTTATCTTAGATGGAACAGTTTATGGAGATTTTTCAGTCCATCCAAAGAGTTTAGTAGTAACAGCAATTTCTGCAGGATCTACTACAATTGATGTAGATTCTACAGTAGGATTTGCTCAATCTGGTGAATTAGTTCTTAAGTATGATAGTGGACTTACTGGAATAGCATCTTATTCTTCAAAATCAGTAACTCAATTTTTTGGAATAGCGAGCACTGCTATAACAGCAGGTATTGGAACTGCAGCTGAAATTAGATTAAATGCTCATGCTTATGGTTATTCTGGAATAACTACTGATGATCCAATTACTGTTAGAATAGGATCTGTTTTAGAAGATGTTGTAATACCAGAATCCACCTACTTGTTTGCGAATAATGATACTGCAAGAGTTAAAACTTTAGGAATTTCTTCATCTACTATTAGAAGAGATAATTGGGTTGATAATCTTTCCAATAGTTATGAGATTAGTTCCTTTACTTTAATTGATACTTCTAATTCAACTTATGAGATAACACTTTATAATACTCATAATTTTAGAGTAGGTGATACAGCTCTTGTTACCAGAGATGACACAGTAAAGACTAATTGTGAAATTATTTCAATAATTTCTGATAAGAAATGTTATATTCGAGGCCAGGGAGAATTATCTACTGATTATGATTATTCTCTTCAAAGAAATTTGACAAAGGTAGAATCAAACAGATATGCATATCTCAATAAGTATAACGCTAATATTCAAAATACTTATACAAACCTTTCTAATGATGTTGTAGTTGCTTCACCTTCATTACCTTCTTATAATGATCAACTTCTCAATCCTTATGATAGAAAATTAATTTTAAGCGGTAGTTATAGTGGAACTGAAATTGATGTAATTGCTAATGACTCAGATGCACCTGCTGATCATGGTTTTTACACAGGAGATCGTATTTATTATCAACCATATGTAGTTACATCAGAGACTAGAGATACTGATGGATTTGTCTCTATCTCTACAGCAACTAGTAAATTCCCTGAAATGGAGGAGGGTCTTTATTTTGTTAAAAGAGTTAATTCTACAACATTAAGTTTTGCCAAAAGTCCTTCAAATATTTCTAGTGGTGATTTTATTAATGTAACTGGAATTGTTACTTCTAATATAATTCAAGATTTTGATTTTGCTAAAAAGCAAATATGGGCTCAAAACATCTTAAAAGAAATAAAGGATCCTGTTAATAGAAGTGGTGATTATGTAACAGAGGCTGGAAAAACTGGAGTCTTTATTAATGGTGTTGAACTTTTAAATTATAAGTCATTACAAACTTTATTTTATGGAAGTATTGATAAAGTTGAGTTAGAAGCAAAGGGATCTGGATATGATATTATAAATCCACCTAGCTTAGACATTACAGATGCTGCTGGAGTTGGTGCAACTGGAATTTGCGCTGTAAAAGGTGCTCTTGAGAGAATGGAAATCATTGATTCTGGATTTGATTATCTAGACAGACCTTTTATTACTATTACTGGTGGAAATGGTAAGGGTGCTGCTGCAGAAGTGAATATGAAATCTGTAGTTCATAGTGTTTCCTTTGATGCTACTAATAATGGAACAGATGGTGATGTTTTCATTCAAGCAGGAAGTGCAAGTACTAGTTTAATTGGATTTTCTACTTATCATAAATTTAGAGATTATGAAAAAGTTATATATGACACTGATAAGCAAACCGCTTTAACAGGACTTACTACTGATTCAACCTATCGGGTTGCTGTTGTTAATGCCAAGAAGATTCGTCTTCATCCTACAGAAGCTGATGCAATTGCTGGAATAAACACAGTCTATATTACTGCTTATGGTACTGGAAGACAAGAATTTAGATCTTCAGAAAAGAAAGATATAGTTTCTGATATTGTTGTTACAGATAGTGGACAAGGGTATCAGAATAAGAAAAGGACTACTAGAACTAGTGGTGTTAGTACTTCTCTTGATACTATTAATATCGATAATCATGGATATGAGACTGGTGAAGAAGTTACTTATGCAACTACAGGAACAGCAATCGACGGTCTTAATACATCATTAAAGTATTTGGTTAAAAAGATAGATGTAAATTCATTTAAACTTGCTTCTGTGGGATTGGGAACAACCTCACAAAGAGAATATTTGGATAGTGGACAATATATTGATTTAAAATCAATAGGAAGTGGAGT